GCCAAATCTACAATACCAAAAACACACATAAGTGCGAATGAAAGAAATCCGATGATATTCTTTTCGTTGTATTCATTTTTATCTTTAAATAATTCAAACATATTTTCTCCTTATAGGTTTCGGAGTGGGAATAAACCCACTCCATAGTACCTAATTACTATTTATGCTATAGTTGTAGCATTAGCTGAGAAATCAGCATCGCTAAGGTCTTTAACGTACGCTTGGATTATCCACTGAGTACCATCAGAGATAAGTTCAACTCTATCTCCTGGGGTAGCTGCAGCAGTAAACACAAAGTAGTCGTCACCAGTAGCTGCAAAGTTACCAGCTTGTCCGTCTACTTCATGTACTTGACCAATGTTATCGCCTTGACCTAAAGCAATATTAACAACCTGGTCCATAGAACCGTCAGTTGCTGCAATTCCTTCAGTTAATACAACAGTACAATTCCAACCTACTAGTCCAACACTTGGAAGAGTAATAGTTGTTTCTGCAGCAGGATTAACTACGAATAGTTTTCCTGAATCATCTACAGTAAGTGTTTTATCAGCAGTAACTGCTTCAAGATTCCACTTTTTATACTGTTTACCATAATCACCGCTATTTTTATTAATCACGTTAGTTTTCATCTTACAAACCCTCCACATTATATAGAGCGTGAGATTCTGGTAATGTGATTTCAAGACCTGCTTCTGTAAGAATCATATCTTTTCTCAAATCTTCATCTGCACTTTGTACATTTGTCATAATTTGAGTATCACGATTTAAACCATTACCTACTAACGGTCTGTATGCTAACTGACTCATATCAGCCATCATCATCATTCCGCTTGCAACACCTCTAAAGAGTGGTTGTTTAACTAAGAACATACTTCCGTGAACAGTGTTAATTTCCATTAACTTGTGTCCGAAAGCACCGTCTACGTTATCCATATTTACTCTGTAAGGCATATTTGCAGCTGAACCTGCTGATGCATCGATAAACGCACCGTCGCCCATTTTATTGAAATATGAAATAATAGGTAAAGAAGCCATAACAAGTTTTTCACTTGCTCCGCCTCTTGCTGGGTCAAATATAACCTCTAAGTCTGATAGCAATCTATCGTATGTTAACTCAGCAGTAGTACAACTTCTGTAATATCCTTTTCCTGAAGAATAAGATAATGCAGAGTCGTCTGTTACTGGAGTTACATTCTTTAGAATGTTTCCTACAAGACCTTCAGTATACTGAACGCCATTAACGCGAGCTTTTTGACCGAAAAGCATAGCTCTTTCAATGTCAATTTTATGTTCACGTAATTTTTGAGCCCAAATTCTATCGAACTCATTAGCATACCCGCGATGACGAGTTGCTATTGCTGTGTTTGTTAATTCACACGCTGTTTTAAAGATTTGTGTATAACCAAATCCATCATCTAGACTGTCTGAAAATGTGTCTGGTGACGCAGTTCCTTCTTCAAATGATGTACCAATTACTTGACACGCATCATTGTCTGAAAGAATATTGTAGCCACTTGTTGTCACACTTGAAAGCTCAATGATTCTACCTTGGAAGGTAGTATCAGCTGAGTTTTGGACAGGCCCAGATTCTACTCTTACTAATACCTGTGAGTATCCTGCAGTTGAGTCTAAGACTCCTACTGCAAAGACCATTCCTTTTGTAAGCCAACCGATTGCTGCTCCAGCACCATCGTCAACTTGGAATGCATATACTGTATTAGCAGAGACTGCTGAACCTCCATTTACGTCTGCGTCTAAACTAAAGTTTCTGTTAGTATGATTGATTTGAGTTCTGTTTTCAAGAAATCTGAAAACATTATCATCAGTCGCAACTTTAGAAACATTAGCCAAGTAGGTGAAAAAAGGTGATTCTTCTGGAGTAAGTTCTGCAACTCTATCAGAGAAATCATACAATTTTCTTTGGTCCGGAGCTTGTCCGTAACCAGCACTTGTAGCAGCAGCTGTAATGTTGGAAGCTTTTAGTATTCCGCTATTTATAGCCATTTTAGTCTCCTAACTATTAATGTATTATTTAGCTAGTCTACCGCCGCGTCCTGCATTCATAATTCTATCCCAAACCTTGTCTCCTTCAGATTTTGAAGGCTGTTCGCCTCCCTGAAGAACTCCTGCTGGTTTAGGGACTGATTTAGCAGCTTGCACAGCTTCTTTGTTTTCATTTCGTTTGGCGCTTCCACCTTTGCCTTCTTTCCATACCTTTATTAAAGTTTCGATGGGTAAGTTAGCTTTTGGTGTTGTTGCAAACTGTAAAAACTCTTGAGCTTCATTTGTCTCTAAGTTGTGATTGCTTACTAATTCGTTTTTTAAATTACTCATTGCCATATCGGTTTTTAGCCTAGCTAGTTCGTTATCTACTGTTTCGTGTACAAGCTTTTTCTCTTGTCCTACTCTAAATTTGTAAGACTCTGAGTCTGGCTTGTAATAGGCGTCCCAAGGGTCAAAACTTTCCGGAGTTGTACTTGATTCCGTATTTTCGCCCTCAATAGATTCTCCTGCAAGCTTTTTTTCAATAGTATCGACTAAGTCTGGTCTAGAATTTAAAGTATCTCTTAATTGAATTAAGTCCTGAGACTCACTTCTTAGATTCTCGTGTTCTGCCGTCTTTTTGTCATACATTGATTGAAACTTTTTAGCTTCTGATTCCCAATTCACTTCTTCTGATGCTTCCACACCTTCTTCAACGGTATCTTCTTGTGATGCAACTGTTTCTTCCACCACAGACTCTACTATTGGGTCTTGCTTTTCAACCTTTTGTTCTTCTTGTTCTTTTGCCATTTGTTTTTTTCTCCTTCCGATTTAGCTTTTACGCTCTGAACCAGAGTTGTTTTTCTTTTCGGCCTCCAAAGATTGAGCCATTTGGTCTGCCAAATTTCCTAACTGCATTACCTTTTCTTTTTCTTTTACTTTAGAGGATGCGTTAAATTCCTTTAAGTCGCTTTTAAACTTCTCAACCTCTGTACGTTTTCTTGCGCTAACGCCTTCACGTTCAGATGTTTGTAAGTCTCCACTTAGTTTCTTTACTTGATTTTCAAGTTGTGATATGTAGTTTTGCATTTGTGCCATTTGTCCTTTTCTTTGAAGAACACCTTCTTTGTCAAAGATTTCGCTTTTCTTTAAAACCTCGACGTCATCTACCAGACCTAATTTATAAGCATCAAGATACATATTGTATTCAGCTACCTTATTGCTTGGTAAAGTTGAACCTGATATTATGCGAATGTCGTGTTGTCCGATAGTTATATCGTTTTCAACAGCGGCAATCGCCTGTGATTTATCATCATACAATTTCATATTAACAGAAAATTCTGTTAAATCGTTGTTTGGTTGTACAATTCTAAAAGTTTTTTGGAATTTATAGTGGTCTTTAGCTAAGTTGTATATTACCTGACCTGTTTGAGCTAAAGAAGCTTCAATATCTCTTAGCTTAGATTTTCCTCTAGACTCTCCCATTTCAGAAAGAAGCATTGTTCCTCTTACTGATTCAGGAGCTTGGTCTTTAAATCCCTGTAATAACTCTGGAATACCAAAGTTTAAATCTATATATTTTTCTACCCTATCTATTAGATAATAAAATTCGCTTGTTAAAGGAGCGGGTTGAGGATAGTGAGGCTCTCCAAATTCAGGGTTATATTCAATAACGGCATTTGGATTAGCCCAGTCTTTTTCTAATTGACTTACACTGTCTACGCTTCCTTCTGGAATTAAAAGTTTTAAACCAGCAGCTGATTGAGCGTGAGATAAGGTTAAAGAGAATAGCTTATTTAAAAGCCTTTGAGAGTCTTTAACCTTATTCACATCCGACTTTGGATAGGGAGTATTAGTCCAAATGTTTGTAAAAGGAACAATTGGATAAATGTCGGTATTAAGAACTCGCTCATATAGTAGTACGTCTCCTATGCTGGTACACTGCATAATTCTTGTTTGAAATACTTCTTCTATTTCTACTGCTCCAGAAGCAATTGCTTGAACGTTTTGCTCTTCTTGTAACATTTCAGCATAAATTTGAGCATTAATTATTTTTTCTTCTCCACTAGAAGTATTAAATAGTCTATAGAAAGGAACTCTTGTTTTATAAAACCTGTCTAATATTTGATATTTTTGATTTACATTGTAATCTAAATGTTTTGCTTCTGCTGGAGTAAGAATATTTTGAGAATTTTTTAGGTTTGAAGAAGGATAGTCTTCTCCATATAAAGAGCTTTCACTTACATCTATGTCGTCTATAGATTCTTCTAGGTCTGGATATAAATCTATTACTTGCTGTTTCGTAAGATATGTTGAAAGAATAATTCCAGAAGCATCTGAAAAAAACCTATCTCTTGACGCAGGGTCTACATAAACCCTAAAAGGGTCAACGTGAGTATATTTAATTTCTCCTCTTCCGTAGTCAGCTTCTGGGTCCATATATACATACATATATCCAAGCCCTTGAACTGCATAGTCGTGAACAACTTGCTTGAAAACAGTGTCTCCTTTTGATATGTCCCAGATGTATTCTAAAATACCTTTCCAAATATTTGAAAGTTTATTATCCGAGTCTTCTCTTCCTATTGCTGTAAATTTAGCTGGTTGAGCTGTAAGTAAAGATTTTAGCTTGTCGACTGCAGCATAAACTCTATCAATAACAAAGTCTGCTTGACCAACAGAAGCCAAAGCGTTTGATTCTTCTTTTGTAAAATGATTTCCTAAAACAAAATCTACTGCATCCCTTGCCTCTAAATCCCAAGACTGCCTTGCGTCTCTCCATCTTCTAAAAAGCTCTTTTGTAGCTTGAGGTTTTGTTTTATTAGTTTCGTCGTAATTGATTGTAGACTCCCTTTTTATATTTTAAGTCTAAAATAATTAATTTGCGACGTTATTGTCAAGAATTATTTATATTTTTTGTCCAGTAATCCAATTAATAGTTCTATTAGCAAGGCTTTTTTCTCTATTTTCTAACCTTTCTTCTAGTTTACTAATTTCTACGGCTCCACTTTTAGGAGGTTTTGCTGTAGTTACAGCATACCACAATCCATCAAGAAGGTCATCATTTCTTCCTTTAGGAAACTCAAACATTTCATCTACTAAGTCTTGATGTTCCTTTTTAATAAAAAGTTTTCTTCCATTTACTATTGGGCACAACAATGTTTCCAACCTGTCTTCTTTTTTTATTCCTCCGGGAGGTCTTACTCCTTGGGAAAGACCTGGAGCTAATTTTCTATCAGAACCAGCTAGTTTATTAACGTGGTCTTTAATCAATCCTTGAGCTCCAACTTTTTCAACATTAACTCTTCTAACTGGATGATATTGTCTTGCTACCTCTATTATTCTTTTCGGCATATCATACAAAGGAGAATGTTCTCTGTAGTAATCAATTAAATAAATATTTCTATCGCTATCAATTCCTATTGTAACAATAACTTGATAATCGCTCCTAGCGTTTGCTTCATAAGCTAAATCAACTCCTACATATACGTTAACAGGTATAGCAGACTCATCAATCATCATATAATTAAATCCATTTCTTTCTTCTATGTGTCCTCTGTAATAATTAATTCTATTTATTTTAAATTTAGCACTTTCCAAATCTCTTGCTTCATTCATATATTCTTGAGCAAACTTATGTACAAGTCCCATATCTGAGAATCTAGATTTTATGTCATCTAACTTTTTCTTGGTAAAATAATTTGGCCACAAAGGAATTCCGTCAACCATAGCTTTTTTATAAAGAACTGTCCAAGGAGACTTTCTTCCTTCTTTTTCAGCATCCAACCACCCATCATAAACTCCTTGTAAGAAAGAATCATAATGAACTATTGTTCCAATTAGCCAAATAGAACCTTCTTGTTCTTTAGAATTTTCTAAAGCAGGCTCTACGGTAGACATAACCCATTCCTTGATTTCTCTTCTTCTGTCTGGAGTTTTTGTATTTAATTCAGACTCAAAGTCGTCAAGAATAATATTTGTATATCTAAGACCTAATTGAGAACGACCACGTAAACGCTGACTTGTACCTTTAGCAATAATCCTATCTCCTCTAGCTGTAGTAAATTCCTTCTCAGTCCATTTACTGCCTTTTAAATCCCCGAAATAATATTGTAAAGCAGGATTAATATCGATGTGATTTTGAATGTACTTGATGTGGTCGATAGCTTGAGATTGTTCTTCTGAAACCCAAGCAATAAATTGTTTTTTATCAGGAGGAGAAAAATATAGTTGATATAATAGGGCTGTTTTTGCTAATGTAGACTTTGCGTGACCACGAGGAAGTATTATACAGGCTCTTTTTTCTTCTCCTAAAAGAAGGTCGCTTAATTCATATTGATAAGGAGCTGGGCTAGATTTCATAAAATCTTCAGGTAAAAACATCTGACCAAAAGTAATTATATCTTTTTTAGCCAATTCCAAAGCTCTTTCTTTTTGAGATAAGTCTGGAGGTATTATATTAAAAACTTCAGGCTTCTTGGTATTCTTTTTCATATACTCTGTCAAGCATTACTAGAGTTTTTCTAGAATGCCAATCTCCTTCTGGTACTTCTGTAAAAGACTTAGCTCTTTGCCACAACTGAGGTCCTGCTACATATATCCAAGCTTTTTCTGTTTTTCCATTATCTAAAGAAATAGGAACTGTTGTTCTTATATATAGACCACTATCTACGCCTTCATATTCATCATACATATTTAGGTCTTCTTCCGTAACATCCATCATTTCAACAACGGCGCCTTTTCCTTTTTCGTTTTTAATTACAGCTGGAAAAGATTCAGTTCCGGGAAATACCAAGCTAAAACCCTCTAGCTTACCTTTATCTGGATATCCTCTTCTAAGAGTTCCATATACAGCTAATCTCATTAAGAATACCCTATTGTTCTTGGTATTCCTAGATTTATTACTTCAAAGCTAGGAGAGTATATTGTTAAGCAATTTATGCACTTAACAGCTGTTGCATCTTTTTTTGATACGTCCCAAACAAAAACTCCTGTATTTATGAGTTTATGAGAACATATATGACATCTATTCTTTTTCGCTATCGATTTTAACTTCTTGAAGTTTTTTGACTTCGGGTCCCTGAATTGCATTCAATTGCTCCTTCGTAAATCCCTGAAACAATGTAATAGATTCTGATTTCTTTTCTGTGTCCATCATTCCAGATATTTTCATTAAAGTGTTTAGTGCAGATAATTTATCTCTATCTGTAGAGCCTTTCTTATCTATTATACTCCTCATCTCTTCTAGGAGATATAAAGGAGTTATTTCTGCTTCGTTTAAAACTTTGTCTATTTCTTCTCTAATCAAATTTTTTACCCTGTCTGTTTTTAGCAACAGTTTTGCTTGAGACTCCGCATATGATTTTTTCTTACTAGGAAAAGCGCTCATATATGCATCCACTACGTCATCTCCTTTTGCTACATACTTAGCAAATAAGAATTCTTTTTCCGTTGCCTTAGTTCTTTCTTTTTTACGTACTGAAGGAGATTTGCCATCTTTTGCAAAAGTATGCATATTGGTACGCATCTCTCCTTCCATAGTAACGTTTGGACCACAAACAAAAGAACCTATTATAGTTCTTACAAATGTAGTCTCTTTTTTTCTGTTGGGATTTTTTAAAATACCAACATACAGCACTTGACAAACTTGACCATCGTCAGATATAATCCAGTCGTCTACAGAAGCGTGTCTCCAATCATTACATATAGTGACCGAAGGATGATATTCTCTAAACTCGTCTATATCTTCAAATAGATATTTAGTTTCTCCATTTACTGTTCTAGTTTTCACAATTTACCTATTTATCTTCTTTTTCGTCAACATCTTTATTAAGATTGTCAACAACGAAAGAAAGGTAGTTATTCAAAAGAAAACGTTTTTCCATAAGGTCTTGCTCGATTTGCATTAAAGCACTACCTATTTGATTAGCTCTTCTATATTGAGCTAGACTTTCATCTGAAAGTTCAGAAGGTAAAAACTCGTATTCTTGTTCATTGTGAACTATCTTTACTTTTTGTTCTTTTTCAGCCATATTATCTCCTATATTATAGCGGGTTAACTGTTGGTGGAGCATAGTCTTCTAGCTTTCTATGCAAATCTTCTAATATCTCTACATCAGCAACATTGTGCTCATATATGTATTTTAAAGACTTGGCATCACCCCATCTTGCTTTTTTCCATACATCTGGCTTTAACCTAGTTTTTCCATCAATTCCGAAAAACTCTGTTGCTGCCATAAGAGAAGACCTATGTAACTTCAATTTAGACCTAACTACATAATATAGGTCTTTATGTGATTTTTGTCTATACAAAGGAAAGTCAAGTCCGTGAAACAATGCTCTAGTACGAATGAACGGAATATCAAATCTAGTTCCGTAATAAGTCATAATCACATCATACTTGCTCATTTCATCAACAAGTTCTTTTGTAATTCGCTTATCTGACTTACCAGACATTAATTCTTCTCTAGTAATCATTGCACCAGCTACTTTCTTTTCTCCTCTTCCTTTTATACACCAAGACAACATTACATCAATATTTGCACTAAAACCAGTAGATTCGATATCTAAATATCCAATACTGACTTCGTGACCAGTTACGTAACGTTTAGGTTTTCTAAAGCCCATAGACTCTATTTTACGAGTAACTGCCTTGTAAGTTCTGTCGTAACCTGCTTTTCTACATTCTTGATATAGAACAAATGCAGATTTAGAAGTTTTTTCATATTGATGTAATATTACTATCTCTTCATCTGACCACAGTTTTGATTTCGCCATTACTTACTCCACGCAGACGAAAACAACTTTTTCCAACCTTGAGCTACTCTATCCCAAAATCCTAGTTGTTTTTTTGCTCTTTTTTTTGTTTTCTTAGCTTTTGCCATTTATTTACCCCATTTCTGGTTTTTGACTATTAACGCCATCGCTGCATATATAGCAGTATCTAAAAACGCATCTTCGATTGGTTCGTTCTTTGCTTCAAAGTTATGTTTAGTTGAAAGGTTAACTAGCCTGTTTATCTTATCGTTCAGCCTTACTATAATACCTAATAAAGCCATATTGATTTCTTCTTCCGTTTTAAGTGAAGTTCCCATAGCTATATTGCCTGGGCCGTAATCAAATTGTTTTTTGCAAAATGTTAAGTACATCTTATTTAATACTTGTTGAAGGTCTTCTTCGGTTTCCGGGTAATTTTCTTTAATATACCCTACCGTATCTTCGATTGTAGTTGTTTTTTGTGGAATGTCTGCCATTTCACACTCATACTCATATTCTTTATTCATAGTATTAATCTTCTTAAAAGGTTTACTTAGTGTTTGTTGTAATTTCTGTACCTTACTGTAATTACCTTCTTTTTTTGCTTTTAAGATTTCTTTTGTGCTTTTTTCCATAAGTACTCTCCTACTCCTAATTGAAATAAACCATTTGATATGGCTTCTATTTGACGTTCATTGTGTTCTAATCCAGTATTGTAAAAAATCGCGTGTAATACTTCGTGTATCAGCGTTTCTTTTATTCTAGACGGCGCTATGTCTTCATTTATTAATATAACATTCTCTTTTACTAGGTGTCTTCCGTATAATTCCTTATTTCTGTCTTCGTGCTCTAATTTCGACGTCAAAATTTCGTACGGATGTCCTCCTATAACTAAACCTCTCTTCATTTGGCCCTCCCTATGGCTAATGTGTACATTAAATTGATACTTTCTATCATTTGTGTATGCAACTTAGCTTAATATACTTACATAAGTCAACAATTAAATTACATTGTATTAAAAAAAATACTTTAATAAAATTGAAAATAAGTGTTGACAACAATAATCATAATTTTTTATTATAATACTCGGTGCTCTTGAAATAAATAGAGTTTATTAAATCTTATTTTAAAATAATACTCAATGCTCAGAGACCCTAGTCGCGAAAAAAAATATCCAAAAAAAATCTAAACCCCGAAAAATTTCTATTTCAGGGCTATAATCCCAAAAAAACCAATAATGTTGAAAAAATCGCACAAATTTGTGTGTGCCTTTTATCTCCCCAGAAGGCGTCGGGTCTTTTTCCAAGTTGAAAATCTCAAAAAAGGTTGAAAATCCGGATTCCCTAACATTACGTTGAAATGTCTATTTTGTGCGTGTTTTGTCGTCATAGAATCTATTTATTTGCTATTATTGTTATTATTTGTATATTGTAGTATGATATTAACAAACAAAGGATACAAAATGAGAAACAAAGGAAAGAGTTTTCTATTCCCTCTATATAAACCAATGAATAGCGCGTTTTATAAATGGTTCCGTAATAGACCTAAAAGGCCTATAGTCTTTGAAATAGTTGAAGACGATTTAAGCGTTGATTTATGGAAGGGTATATAATACAATGAAATGGACTAATAAAACGTTCATTTGGCGTAATACTCAGCGCATACTACATAATATGTATGCGCCTTGGGATAGTAAAGGCAAAGAATGTCAATTTTATTTAATACGTGGTGGCGGCCGTCCTAATGGGTGTGAAATAAAGTCGGGATTGAAGCCGTGGACAACGCATAGGGATTATTGTCCGAAATGCCACGAAAGACTATTAAATGAGTTGAGACCAATTCCAATACGACGTAATCCCTCCACAGGCAAATTTATGTATGATTATACTTTAGCCCGTCTACGTTGGAAATGTTGGATAAGTCCATACGACGACGAACTTAGGTAGTTATCAAATAAAGAATAGCGCATTACTATATATATATAATATCATCTTGCTGAATGAATTCTTCTTTTTTATTTTATAAAAAATAAGGTTTTTACCCGCTAGACTGAGGCGAAAATTTTGAATATATGGAGTTTTAAAATAGAGATACCCACAAGCGACGGAAGGGAAGGATAAGACATAAAAAACTTAGAGACCCGTTCAATGATACATAATATATATTATGCGTAAATACCTATTTTATGATACATAACATTTATTATGCGTAAATCCGTGACTAATCGCCTACTATAAAATTGCTGAATCCTACGTGTTGGCAAGATAGGGCATTAAAAGAAAAACCGGCTAACGCTACGTGGCATTAACCGGCTTTGTGTGAAGGGTATGAAGGAATAATTGATTAACTAACTGATTCCTCGTTGTTTGATGTTGGGTCGTCCATATCTATTAATTCGCAAACCAATTTTAGTTGTGGTTGTGCATCATATTCTATGGTTTCGCCTCTTTTACGTTTAGGTAGGGTAACACCTTCCGTAATAAGTAATAGATTAAACTCGTCCAATGATTCTGCGACGCCGGTTAGATATTCTTTCTTATTCTTATCCATATTAGATAAACGGATTAAGTGAGTATCAACCTTCGTTCCTTTAATCATATGACTCTTTTTATATTCTTCTTTCATATCGAATATAACTGCTTCAGACAATTTATGCTTCTTCCCTAAATCGTCCATATTGTCTAAGTCTCTATTATAACGTTCTCTAGATACTTTAACGATAGCGTCTTTTACGACGTCTTCTGTAATCTCTACTTTTTTAGCCATTTGAATTGACTCCTTTATTTTAGTAGTTAACATAATAAAGAATATAACACTTTTTTGCGACTATGCAAATAAATCATTCTTCTGGAATCAAGCGACTAAACTGAAAAGTCAGACACCTATAAACCAATGAAGGTTAAGTTTTTGGCTAGAAAGCGGTATAATTATTTATATATGGTTATAGGATACACACTAGAACACACAAGAGAAATATTTAGGGCTTGTTAGAATGAATATTATTTAGTAATATAACACGCCAAATAAGGTATTAAGAAAAACAAATAACAGACGGAAATAAAACAATGACAGACACATATAAGCGACATAGTAAATGTCCGACGTGTAGCCAATGGGTAAGCGAAGAAGTTGAAATTAAGACGCTACCTAAAAGCGTAGAAGTTCTTTGTGTTCCCGACGATAATGAAGATGAAACTTGGACTATTACAATGATAGACCACATTAATGATGAGACTTCAGAATTCGTTGCGACGAATATGAAAGACGCACGTTGGTTTATAACTAATGTCGCATTTAAAATGCATAGACCCGAACATAGAATAAGCGTCGTTTTTCCTACTAGTCGTTTTGATAGAGCGACAAGGTTAAGCCACATAGAATTTAATGATTGGGCAGACGAACAATTTAAAGAAAGACGTAAAGGCAGGTTAGACTGGTTTAGCGATATGGTCGCAAAATCTAGTCGTAGTGCAGTTCGTGGCTCTAATGCAACACATAGACTAGGATTTGAAGATAGAGACATAGAATAAAACTACGTCAGAACAAAGGGATAGTCGCGACTAACAACTCCGTCAGTATTTATGGTAGTTACTCGCTAGATAGAAGAACAATTATTTATACAGACAAGACAACAATACATTGCCGACGATTTTTGGCAGAAACAAACTGCGTCCTTTGCGTCGGCGTCTTGTCAAAGAATTTAAGAATTTGCTACGGCAAATATGGTTTCGTCGGTAGGTTGAACGACGGAAGAACTTTAACTAATAAACAAGGAAATTAGACAATGTGTGGAATATATGGAATGGCAAAATCTCCGACACCTTATACAAAGAAACAACTTAAGGATGTTAGACGCATTTTACGAGAGATTGCAATAGACTCTGAGTCTAGAGGTAGTCATTCGTCTGGTATAGCATCAGTCGGAAATGAAGTCAAAATACATAAATCACTACTTAAGTCTTCAAAATTTGTAGACACGAAAGAATATAACTCCGTCATAAAATCGTTAAAAAACGACACGAAGATTATATTAGGTCATACAAGATTTGCGACTCAAGGAGCAATTACCGTCGAGAATTCTCACCCTTTTAAAGTGGGAGATACCGTCGGAGCGCATAATGGTTGTGTCTATAACATAGAGAAGATGGAAAAGAAACTAGACAAAGTTTGTCCGGTAGACAGTCAATTAATCTTTAAGTCTATAGATAAGTCAAATACATTAGAAGAAGCCGTCAAACATTTTGATAGCGACTTTGCATTGTGTTTTGTCAAGGATAACCTAGATGTATTGCACTTGTGTCGTGAGTCTAATAGACCGCTTCACGTCGCATATGTAACGGAACTAAAAACTCTTTTCTTTGCGTCGGAAAGCGACTTTATAAAAGACGCTTTATGGTGTAACGGGTATACTCAAGACGTATATCAGTTAAATAAAAACACACTATATAGTTTCGACGTTAAAGAGTTTGGCGACGAAATTACTAATGTGACGAAAACGAAGTTTGAATACGAAAGTAGAGTTTACGAAGTTAATATTAATAGATACATTAACGACGTCAACACAAATAATAGTTCTGTATGGTCTAGTATATTATCTTCAAAATTCAACGACGACGATTCTCAAATAGAGATAGAACTTGACAAAGACTCAGGTCTTATGTTAGACGACGACGGTGGAATCGACGAAGAATGGTATAAAAGAGAACAAGACGAACTTGCGTCTATATATGGTGGTTTATCAGATAATTGGTATTACGACATAAACCAAGGTCGTTGGTATTATCTTACAGACGACGGCTCACAATATTCGGAAGAAGATATGAGCGACAGAGTTTACGGCAATAATTTTGCCCCAGACTCTAACGACGTAAAGCCTATTTGCGACGCAGGAACTAAGGGAGAAGAAAATGCCTAGTCATTATAGAATGGTAGACTCTACTCGCATAGAAGACGAAGTTGATAACTGTCTTACTTGTGGAACAACGATAACATCTGAAAGCGATTCTCAAGAAAGTAACGACGGAGACATTTATTGTCGGGAGTGTTACGATAATCATTATGTTGATTGCGAATCTTGTAACGAAGAGACTGTAATATCAACGTCGTGCAACACTCCGACAGACCAAGTTTTCTGTCAGGAGTGCTACTCTGAGACTTTTAATCATTGTGATAGTTGCGGCGACGCAATTCACGTTGATGAGTGTCATTGGAGCGATTACGACGATTGTTATTGTGAGCATTGCTATGATGAAAGACGAGAAAGAGCAAGAGACGAAGTAGATTGGACAGTAATGGCTAATAACTTTGTCGTAGAAAACGACCAATTCTTAAGCCCTTCTAGTTCCGGATATGATATGTCGGAATTTGGAACAATTAAGAAAAAGAAGTTTGACGTTCTCGGAAGTGAACGAAGCAATTTCAAAGACTCTCACTCTATTATAAAATCTTGTCGTTATCAAGGAATTGAAATAGAATTTAATTGTTACGACAGATTTGATAGAGAAGAGATGTTCCATAACTTAAACGGAAATATTATGCAGACTAGAACTTCACGTTTTAAGATGTATGATTGGGTTAAGTATATGGACAGAAGTCTACAAGTAGTTAACGACGGTTCTGTAACTGGAGAAAATCATCCTTACGGGGCAGAGATTGTAATGAGTCCTCGTCGTGGAGACGTCCTAGTTAGAGACCTAGAGACTATTTCGGAAACAATGAAGAGTCAATGGGACGCATATATAAGCGTTAAGTGCGGATATCATCTTCATATAGATGTTAGAGACTACGACTGGTATCATTTCGCAGTCTTAACTGCAATGGTTAAGTTGATTGAGCCTCACGTCTTTTGTTGGATGCCGTCTAGCCGTAGAACGTCTAGGTGGTGTCTGCCAGTTTCTCAAACTTGGAGTCAATTTAGACATATCGACGACAGGGATTCTTTCGTAGATTTTTACTACGACGGAGAGAGATATAGAAATGAAAAATATCACGACAAAAGATATCACGGACTCAATCTTCATTCTCACTTTCAAGGAAAACAAGGACTAGAAATTCGTTATCACTCCGGAACTTTAAATCCGACGAAAATGATGCACTGGTCTATAGTCTGGGGACAGATTGTAGATAAGTGCTACAAAATCGGAAATGAACTAAAGGATAGATATGACGACGGAGATAACTGGTTTGCAAGAACGCCTTTTATAAAGTCGTTACAAAGAGTAGTCTCTGAAGAACTGGAGTCTCAAATTAGAACTACTTACAGGGTAGTTATGGACGAAGAAAGCACTTCAGAAGATTCGTTGTTAAATAATCCTGCATTTTTAAGAATGTCGGAAAAGATAAGGGAAGAATTAAAAATCCCTAAACTTGAATTTGGCGACGCATATGACTTTAGACACCTTTCTTCTTTAGTCGGAGTGGCTTGTGGTCTAGGTGCTTATAATAGACCTACTATGACCATAGACAATATGTTTGAACTATTTGAAATTCCGATTGAGACTAGAAAGTTCTATAGACAATGGCTTAAAACAAGACAGGAACACGGTCAGTTTTCAGACCCGGAACACGTCGAAAATTGCTATAGTAGAACTACTAGGTTTGTAGAGTATGACAATCTTGATTGCGACTTTAAAAACGTAAGTATGATTGAGCATAGAATACCGACTATTAGTGCGATACAAGAGACTTCTGATACTATTGTATCAGATATTTTTTCAGACGTAAGGTTGGAACTGAATAGTAGCAAAATAAGTGAGTATATTGAAACTTAGTTTATTTACTAGTGTGAGACGAAAGGAAGAGAACACAGACTATACGCCTCTAGTCTGTGTTCCTACTTCTGCGACGCGATATAAAATAGTCTACGGCAGTTTTTTTTTATGCGTTTTTTTTAGAGCAGAAAGGCCTTGCTAGATTGCTAGATAGAAAAAAAAATAAAAAAAACTTGACTATTAATATTATTTGAATTAATATCAATTATATTATTGAAGATATGACGGACAGAATAAAATATAAACAATTAACGACTGAAAATAGGCAGTCGCAGGTAACCAATCCTGCCATTACCTTTGACGTAAATTGCAAATATATTGGTTGGCAAACCTCTGTCCGTCGTAAAAACGGAGAAATAAAAAGATGAAAAAGTATAAAGTAAGATTAAGTATTCCGATTGAATACGACACTAGCGACTTAATGAGAAATTTTGACGCAGAAATAATGGTAGACGCTGAAAGCCACGAAGAAGCGGTAAGTTTAGGCATAGAAGAAATGAATGAGAATATTGGTTTAGAATCAATATATGACGAAATATATGACTCGCTTAGAACTAATATGTTAATATGGTTAGACGGAGACTATGAGTGCGACTTAAGTGATGAGGATTACTATTTTGCAGAAGAACAAAAACCTATGAAGGAGTCGGAAAATGAGTAAGACACTTAAGACGAAAAAACAAGTAGGACTATTTGGTGCGGGTAGAGACGAATTAGTTGAGTTTTTAGATAAGAAACTTGAACACTCACAATCTGGTTCTGTATGGTTTTGGTTGCAAGGAATATACAAAGTAGAACAATATCTAGACGAAGACGGAACTCTTGATGAAATAACTATGCAAGGCGAATTTAATGAAGAGATAGACATCATTAAAGAATGGATACAAGAGTGGAAGGAGTCGGAAAATGAGCAGTAATACATATGAGCAAATTGCTTCTGAATTAAAACTAGACTTTAAGCATTTTTTAGAACTATACCTTAACCAGTCTACTAGTTTAGAAGAATTAGATATTATAGCAAAAGAAATGAAAGATAAATGGAATATAAAAGAGACGGAAGATGAGTAAAATAGATTTAGACGGTATTAAAAGAGATATGTCACACTTTTTGTATTTCTATTTAACCCAAAGTATGTCGCTAGAAGAAATGGACGAATGGGCTAGACGACTACAAAAGAAATGGAATTTATTATTACAATTAGAAACACATACATATAAAGAGGAGACGGAAAATGAGTAAAGAAGCAATAAAGTTGCAGTCGCAAATAGTAAATCGGATTTCAAAACTATATGAATTAGGATATAGCATAGAGACTACATATATAGAAGGAGCAGGTTGGGCTAGCGAGATTGTCAATAGGAACACTGGAGAGAATAACGAATTAGACGAGCAAGAAATTATAGACGCAGAGCAAGACAAGAATAAAGACTATGCTCTAGACAATATGACTTGCGACGATGAAATGGTAGTTGACAATGAGTAATATAAAACCTTTAGATAATAGACTTTTAGTAAAGAGAGATGAAACAAAAGAGACTACTGATAGTGGTATTGTCTTAACTGCCACAGAACAAGTAAAGCAGTCTACGGGAATTGTTCTAGAGATAGGAGATAAAGTAGAGTCTTTATCTATAGGAGACAGAGTTGTTTTTCCAGACTACTCTGGAACAATAGTCGTAACTGAAGGAGAAGAGAATCTTATCTTAAGAGAGACAGAGATAATGGCAATAATGGAGGAATATGATGAAGTTAAATAAGGGAGCGATACCTAGACTTACTCAAGAAATATTTTTTAAGTGCCACAATAATGGGACGAAAAGACTAAACAGAGAATTGACCTTAAAAGAGTTTGATAAAAAACTAGGTCAATTAATACAGGGAGAACATAGTAAATGAAAAAGATAGACAATAGAACAACCGGAGACAAGTTAATAGATAGTCTGAAGGTAGAAACAGAAGTAATAGGATTCAGTCAGAATCAATTAACTTTATATATAGCGCAGGCTGAAGAGTTGATTAAAAAACTTGCTTTTGATTTGGATAGGCATAGAGAGGCATATGAAATATTGTATGAATATTTTGACTCTATACCTGACGATGAAAAGGTTAAAGTTGATAAAAAACTAATGAAACTTGATTTATAAAGTTTTAAAGTTTGTGTTGACTACAATATATAAATTGAACTATATTGACTTATGAAAAATAGATATCAAACCTCGTTTATGATAGATAGAAAACTTTGGATAAAGTTTAAGTCTAAATCTTTAAGTGAGGGAAAAACGATTAAAGACAACCTTAATAGTCTAATATTAGACTATGTCAATAAGAAGGAGACAAAGAATGCCAGCAGTTGGTTTCATATACCCAAATGGTGACAAAGTTTCTTTCGAAGACGTAAGAAAAGGTAATGTAGACATAGTGAAAATGGGAATGTCATTACCTACTTTAATTGAAATGTCGAAAGAAAGAGACCCTAATAGAAAGCCGTCTACAACAGAGTTGCTTGTAGGTGCTTGTGAGTCCTATCTAAAGAGAAAAAAAGACTATTATGTGAATCCACAGGATAGAGCGTTCTCTCTAGCAGGAACTATGCACCACGCTAAACTAGAGCAACATACAGACGAAAGACATTTACTAGAAGAGGTTTTGGAAGAGTTTAATATTACTGGGATAGCGGACTTGTATGACAAGGAAACTAAAACATTATTAGACTACAAAAATACCGGTTCTTATAAATGTGCTCAACTACTAGGGATGACATACAGACTAGTGCCAGACCCTTCTGGCGCAAGATACAAAGTCTCTGGAAAATGGGGAAAGAAAGGCTCTCCTAAAATGGTAAAAGAATGGTACAGAGACGAAGGTTTAGCAGACTTCGGAGATTGGGGTTGGCAGGTTAATTGGTATAGATACCTACTTACTAAAGCGGGACACAAAGTTGAAAAGATGTATATACAAGTTACACTTAGAGACGGAGGGCTCGCAGTATCTAGAGATAGAGGATTAAGTAGAAATATATATTTAATTGAAGTGCCTAAATATGACGACGAAGTCCTTGAGTATAAGTTTTTGAAAGCTAGAGACGAGCTAAATAAGGCTCTAGAGACAGATAACTTGCCTCAGAAATGCAATGATGAGCAAACGTGGAGTGGAAGAAAATGTCAAGCATATTGCGACGTTAGAAATCTATGTCCATATAACAATGGGAGTATAAATGAGTAAAATGAGTGAATTAGATATGTATCAGTCTGATATAGAAGCATTGAATGAATCACCAATGAGTCACGATATGTTAGTATCTAAACATCAACAAGTTTCAGAAGCACCTACTCCTCAAGACGTAGTTAAAAGTAGAAATGGTTTTGACTATGTAGACGAAGGGTATATGCGTTGGCGTTTAAACCAACATTATCCTATCTGGTCTTGGGAGGTAATAAAGTATGAAACACTTGGAGACAAGGCTATTGTTGTTCACGGACGTCTAAAGATTGTAGACGAAGGTATACCACGTAGTTTTGACTCAGTAGCAGCACACAGAATAGCGCAGGCTAGGAGCGGAGCAGGATATGTAGATTTAGGGAATGACCTTAAGGCTGCAAATTCAGACGCATTCAAAGTCGCAGTTAATAGATTGTGTAATGTTGCAGACGACGTATATAGAAAACAGTATATTGATAAGACTTTAAGTCAGAATCAATACGACAAACTGTTACTTATTATGTCACAACTAGATGTCAATGAAGCAGAGAAAGTAGAAGCTGCTTTGATTTCTGGTAAAATAACTACAGACAACTACGAAAGGGTAGTTTCTAAATTAACAGACACAACGGAGGAAACGAATGAGTAATGTTAATGAAATGCTATCAGAGATAGATAATAACGTAGCTTATTATAATCCTACAGAGGATACTAGTGGTAATAATTACGAGCCAATCCCTGAAGGAACTTATGAAGCCAACGTTAAGAAGATGAATATCAAGAAAGATATTGTTGTTAAGAATAAATATATTTGCGACATATTTGAAGCTATATATTCTATAGATGACAACAATCATCCAAACTTGAAAGGCAGAGAGATTAAGTCTAAAGGATACTTTAGGTTTAAATCTCCGGACAAAAAGAAACATCCTAATCTTGAGGACAATCAAGGTAATAATAAGGGATATATGATTTTTGCCGAAGCTTGTGGACACGAGATGGAAAAAGACAAACAGGGTAAGTATTTACTTCCTTATCTAATGGAGTCTGATATCTCGGGAAATCCAGTTACGCTTAAAGTCATTCACGACAAATGGACTGGAAGTGACGGAGACGAGAGAGTGACTCCTTTAGCAGTAAACGTCTTTAAATCTAAAGATAGAGTTAAGGCTCTTTCTTCAGAGGAACTGCCATTCTAATGGAGTATTCATTTAACCTAACAGAAGAAGAAGCAATGTCTTTGATTGAGATGATTGAGCAACATAGGTGTGAAGGAGAAGAGCAGAAATGTTCTGACTTGAGAACATCTATTAAGTCTCAATTTCAAGCTCAGTTTAAAAGCCACGAAGAACAAGTAAACTTAGAGGTTGACGACTTATTGTCTGCAGCTAAAAAAACTCTTGGGCCTGGATATTGCGACAACTGTGACTAATGGATATTTCTAGGTGGAACCAAATAATGAAGTCTTTTCAAGACTTGATGGGTTACGAGAAAGGAACTCGTGAGGTCGTTATAATGAAAAGACTTTCTTTTGGTGTAGACAAGGGAGTAGAAGAGATTGATGCACGGGAAGAAAAAGTTTTCGTGCATCTTCTCAGAAAAACATACAGGGAGATTGCAGATGCAAAGAAATCAAGAGAGTCTGATTCTAAGAAAGTTTAAAGAGAATGGTGGAATCTGCGAATTAGAAGCTTTACTTCTTCACGGAATATCTCCGTGGGAATTAAAAAAAATAATGAAATCTATAAGACTTAGTGGATATAGGGTATCTTCGGACAGATTGTGGCTAGATATTGAATATAGATGGATGGATTGGCCTAATAATTGGTAAAAATTGGAAAAACTTTAAATTACGAACGAGATTGCCCCTCTATGGACATTTGGCAGGTAACTCGACACTTATGTCGCAAATGTAATTATAATCGATTAGAGGGGCATTCTAGAGAGGAAAATTTATGGAAGACTTAATAAAATATAGAAAAAGGTTTAATCAGCCTATAGTTTTTAACGGATTGCAAGACGGAGTCATTTCTCCGACAGATATAGACTTTTGTTTCGAAGTTGATAATAAGTATTTACTTATCGGAGAAGTTAAAATGAAGGGAAAAAATATTACTGTTGGGCAAAAGCTGGTTTTACAGAGAATAGTAGACAGCTGGACTAAGTCCGGTCAAGGTAAGCTTGCTATAGCATATTTTGTTACTCACAATACGAATGCTTCTGACGATGTTGTTTTGGCAGACACAGATGTAGATTCTATATATTTTAATGGACAGTGGCGAGATAAAAACATTAAATTCAAACAAAGCATTAAGATATTATCTGAAGAGTGGAATATTAATAAACTAAAGAATTTAAAGTGAGGACAATATGTCTAGTAAATCAAAAGCTAAAGGAAATAGATTTGAAAAAGAATGTGTTGATATAGCAGAACAACACGGGTTTCAAGCGAAGCGCGCTTGGGGTAGCGACGGAAGAAGTATAGGTAAGGGTCCTGAAGTTGACGTTGTAATAAATTATCTACTTTCACCTGAATCAGAAAGAGAGATGGATGTTCAGTGTAAAGTAAGAAATAAGATTGCTCAATACCTACTTCCTCCGGAAGGTTGCGACATAACTCTTATCAAGCAAGACAGAGGAGAGATATACGCAACAATAAGATATAAAGACTTGTTAGAGTTGATACAGCTAACATTTCAATTAAATTAATAAGTATTAAATAGGGAGATATTATGAGAGTAAATTACGACCAAAAGTCTAAAGAGGAGTACGAGCAGGAGAAAGCTCATTTTATGTCTCTTTATCACTATTTCGACGGAGACGAAGAATGGTTTGATAAAGAGGTAGTAGATAAGTACTTAAGAAGCAAAAACAATCCTCATTATGAAAATAATAGGAAGAATAATGCTTATAGAGATGTGTCTACGACAAGAATACCAACTAGATGTCCTAAGTGTAAAAAAGCTTGGGCAGTAGAACTAGTTAATGCTAACAAATTTGAGCCTACATATCTAGACCAGTCTCTATATAAAAACATACCAATGGTAAAGGGAGACTGTCACAAATGTAAGGAGGCTAATAATGGTTGAACAAAAAGCTTTATCAATACATAGTTCAGAGTCAGAGCAAGCAGTTCTAGGCTCTGTTCTTTTAGACGAAACTTGTTTTGAACTTGTTAAAGATTTTATACCTGAGAAGGAAGTATTTTATCAAATAAAAAATCAATCTATATGGGAAGTAATATGTGGTCTCAAAAAAGAGAACATTCCAGTAGATATGGTTAATGTCTCTACTAAACTAGATAATATGACATACTACATAACGGGATTAGTTGATTCTGTACCTACTACAGCCAATGTCATATCTTATGCTAGACAATTAAATTCAGACTGGCTAAGAAGAAAGCTTGTAACTCAATCTCAAGAAATAGCGTGTAAGGCTACAGATAACAGTAACGACATAAATAGTCTTCTTGTTAATGTTCACGACACAGCGAGTTCTTTGTTAAATCTTGAGCCTGGTCAAAAGTTTGACCTGGGAGATTTACTTACAGAGACTAAAGATTCTATTTTTAATCAAAGAAATCTAGTGGGAACGGGAATAAAACCTCTAGACGGAATCATATCTGGAATGACCAAGGGAGAAATAACTATATTTGCAGGACGTCCAGGTAATGCTAAAACTACCACAGTCGCAAACATAGCTAGAAACTTGGTTTTGTCTGGGAAAAAGGTTATTATGTTTAACAGAGAGATGCCCAATACAGAGATGATGAAAAAGTTTATTGCTATGGAGTCAAATAATATAACATACGATATGTTAAGACATAATGCTATCTCTAATAAAGAAAAAATACAAAAAAGTTTAGAAATTATTAAAGAAAAGTATACTGACAAACTATTTATGTTTGACAACATTCGTAATTTAGAAGGAACTTTTAGAGAGATACGTCGTATAAAACCAGATATAGTCATTGATGACCATATCGGTCTTATTGAGTATCCAAATAATGATATGAGAGATTTAAGACTTAAAATAGGTGATACATCTAGAAGATATAAATGGTTATGTAAATCAGAAAAGATATCTGTTATCCTAGTATCACAACTTAATCGTAATATAGAATATAGAACAGAACGTATTCCTAAACTTAGTGACCTTGCCGAATCAGGTAATTTAGAACAAGACGCAGAGATAGTAGCATTTACTCACTATCCTTGGACAGTTAATTTTGAGAATGCAAAGAATGGTAGATATGGTTTAGAAATTGTAGTAGCTAAAAATAGATATGGTTCTACCGGTAAGGCGTCTGTAGGATTTGCTCCAGACTCTTGTAAGTTATACGACACAGTTCAAGAGGTAGAAGCATTCGCTGCTGCCCCAATGCCTGACGTGCCTTTTTAGTCTATAATGTTTCCTTCTAAGACATCCCGTCTTGCCTTAGCACGGTCTATTTTACTTCGAGTCAAGTTTCGTTTTCTTAGTTTCTTTCCTTTTTTCGGAAAATCTAATTCTGACAGGTCTAATACCATAGGCTCCAAAAGAGCAGTACTCTGTTCGGATATAAGACGCTTTAAAACTTCCTGAGTAAGTCCTAAGTCTTCTAAAGTTCCTAAATTTATAGAAACAGGCTTACCTTCTCCTTCTCTTGCGTCACTACCAAACTTTCCAGCCACAGCAGATATAAGGTCGTAAGCGCTTAAACCAGAATTTTCAGTAAGAATATCTCGCAAAGATGCATCTTTATACATACTGGGCTCAACTTCAAAGTCGTATTTATCTTTTATAACAGCTTGACCTCCACTTAAATCTAAAGTAGCATTACCTAAAGCAGTTCTCAAGCTCAATCGTGGGTCGTAACTTTTTTTGACAAGATTTAATAAATTTGATTCACCCATCATTGCGCTATCATAAGTTCCTCCAGGTTTTATAGCAACTGTTTGGTCGTTTACGAAACTACCTCTTGAAATAATATTTGATAGATTATCTTTCAAATATTGCATTTCATCTCTAGTTAAATCATCTTCAGTAAAAGTTTTATCAATACCAAGTAAGTCTGTTAAAAGCCATCTAGCATTTGAAGGGATAAAGTCTTTTATCCTCTTACGTCTAGTTTCTACGTTAGAATTATCAGACATTTTAAGGTCTAGGTCTCTTTAGTATTGCTTCTAATATCTTATCTATATTATAATTCTTAAATGGATTTCCTCTCTTTCCCCAGAGACCGCTTCCTTTTAGTCTTCTTAGTGCGTCTTGCTGCACAGAGTCTTGTTCAGCTGTTTCGTTTTCAAATAGACCTCTAGTAAGTTCTTCAAAGGTTCTACGTTCTCCTTCTTCATTTTTTCCCCAATAACCACTTCCTCTAATTCCAGGATAAGGAAGTTCTCTTTTATTTTCAGTTTCCACATTAGAAGAATCTTTTAGTGTCTGAGTAAGTCCAGCGACTGGAGCGCCTCCCATTAAGTTTTTCATTATATACATTATTTTTTCTTCGTCTGTTTTCATCCTGTCTAGAGGTCCGGGATTGTTCCAAGAGCCTTTAGGATTTCCTATTTCCCAATCAACTCTATCTTGAATATTCTTGTTTTGCAATCTCCCTGAAGCTTCCTTATAAGCTTTTTCGTGAGCTTTCTTATTTGCAATAAATTGTTTAGGTCCAGTTTTAACAAAACTTCCAGAGTTGTTAAATAATTGTCTTAGAATATTTCCGCCTTTTCCGACGCTACCCATAGGCATCGACATCTCCATAATATCCTCTATAGTAATCTCTTTACCTTCGTTTCCAAAGGTATTTAATTTCATTCTATCTCTAGCTGATTGTAGTAATTTTTTTAATCTTTCATTCATAATTTATCCTATGGTATATATTGTTTTTCTTCTTGTTGTGATTTTATTTTTCTTTCCCATCTTTTTCTTATTGTCTTCCAAGAAACATCTTTGCTTCTAATAATAAGACTAGGGTACATACTTCCGTAAGTTTTATTAAATTCTAATAAAATTCTCTGAGCTTCTTTAGTATTTCCTTGTTGAATCATATCTCTAACAGTTTCAACTGTCCTTCCTTTTGCAGCTCTAATTCTGTCCTTTTTCATTCCTTCAGTCTCTGCTCCTGGAGTAATTTTAAATTTTCCAATACCAACTCCCGTTCTAACCATCCTACTAATATTACCACCAGCTATAGGTGCAGCGACAACTGCAGCTTTTCTAAGTGGCACATCCCACTGTTCCGGGTAATGAGTCTCCATACTTTTAGCAAAAGTATCATAAGACCTTATAAGTCTTTGGAAGTCGTCAATAACTACAGGTTTTAAGAAGAACTCTATAGCAGAGCCAGGGTCTTCGTCTGTTAAAATATCCGACATAACACCAAATGAACCTACGCTAGATAGTGCATTCATATAGTCATTGAAAGTAACATCTTCTTTTAAAAGCTTAGCTCTGTTATCTTTTCCATAAAACTGAGGCTCTCCAGTTAATACTTGGTTTAATTTTTCTTTAGCCCACATAACAAAACTACCTCCTGCAAGACCTCCGACGCCTAAGTTAAGTATTGGCATAACGTTTCCATCTAAAAATTCTCTCTCAAGAGTGTTTTTCATATAAGTAAATTGTCTGTAACCAAATCTTTTAAATAAGAGTAAAGGTTTAATCATAGGGTCGTTGAATAAAAATGGGTCTAACATAAAGTCTCTTTGAAGTTGTGAGTTTCTTGAGAATTTTTGCATAGACATTAGGAGCTTACTCCTAAAAGCTTGTTGCTCTTTAGTTGTATATCTTCCTGCTTCTATAGCATCTAAGTGTTTTATGACATCCTTTTCTTTCAATCCCATTCTTCCTAATTTATTTCTTGCCCAATTTTTTCTTTGAGCTGGAGCTATTCCCGACATAAAGTCTTTTCCTGTTATAGCTCTACCTAATTTCTTTACAAGTTCTTCAGATGTAGCTGCTGCAATCATTTGATTCATTTCATTTACCTTGGAAAAAGGCCAAGCTGTTTTCTTAGTAAGATAAGTTATTCCGTCTGTGTAGTTCATTTTACCTTTTATAAATTCTTTGAAAGGAGCCTCTGTTTTTGTCATTCTTTCTGCTCCTATTTGTAGAGCTCTATCTTGAGTAACTATTTCATCAAAAGCTGTCAAAATTGTTGCTCCACTTTTGTTAACTCTCTCTCTTAATTTAGTGTCTGTTGCCAATCTCCACATTCCTCTAAGTGTTGTCATTGCTCCCGCCTGAGGAATGGTAGATATAAACGTTTGAGTAAGATTAGGTATAACTGCTTGACCCAAAGATATCTTTCCCATCATTTCTAGGTTAGAAATTGTTTGAAAAGACTTTGCAAGAGGAGTTATTTTATTAAAATTAATTTCTCCTGTAAATATTTCTTTAGCCATTCTAACTGCGTCTGCTTGGCTTTGAACGGTAAAAGGAAGGTCTTGTCCTCCTAAAAGTTTAGGAAGTTTAACTCCTGAAAGCATAGCTCCTTGGTTTCCTCTTCTAACTAGTTCGTCAAAATATGCTCCAGTAGGAGTAAATGCTTTTGCTGTCTCAATACGTTTTGTAGCTCCGGATGCATATTCAACCATCAACTTTGTCCAATCTTTTTCCATTAGTGAACTATGAGCACTCGATATCATCTTGACTACGTCTTGATTTGACATATCAAAGTTTGCTAATTTTCTAGCTTTCTCTAAAGGACTAAAAGCTCTCAATGAATTTGTGTACATTCCGTGGTTTAAAACTCTAAATACGTCATAGTTAGTAGGTTCTCCAACTGAAGCCATAGAAGTCTTTAACGTGTCCCAAACTTTTTTAAACTCAACAGCTCCCTTTTTTTTAGATTTTGTAAACTGAGAAACTAAACCCTCTAGATTGCTATTTAATTTAGCTAACATATCTGCATCATAATTTCCGTCTAGATTAAATCCTGGAATCTCTGTTAATTTTAATACCTTTTGCTCCATTGTACTCATAGCGTCAAACATAACATCTAAAACTTCTTTTTTAAATAGCCTAGGTAAGTAACCGTCTACTTTTCTAGCTAAGTCAAGGTTGGCAGAAATTCCGTCTTCCCAAATACTAGGCAATGCATAGCTATCGTCAGCAGATTGAAGACCTAGCTTTATCTTATACTTACTGTCTGTTGTAAATGTGTTACTGTCAATAATTAAATCTTTTCTAAGTTTAAGTCTTTGTTGTTCAACTCCGCTAGACCTGGCAATTCTGTCGTCCATAACTCTCAACCAGCTCTTTAAGCCTCCAGCTGTCTGTATTTCATCAAAGTCTTTCCAAGCTGACTGCTCTCCATCTCCTTTTAAGTATCTTTCCCACCACTTCTTGTTAGTCTTCCCTACATCTCTATTTACAATGTTGTTAATTTGTATCAATCTTTCTGCTGTTTTCTGCTCTGTAGATGCTACAACATTATTATGCAACCTAAGAGCTTTCTTGAAATGAGGGTCTGTTATATGATGATAGAATGGTAAAAAATTTCCCAAAACTTCAGAGAAGCTTCCCTTACCGTTGACCGTTAGATACTGATAGTTTGTGTCGTAAATTTGAGAATTTTCTTCAATAAAATCTCTAACAATTTTTTCATTTCTTAAATTTTTTGTAAGAATAGCTTTTTCCCCTACAGTCATATTCTTAATTCGAATATTCTGTCCATTCTCTATAGCTTCTGCCCACCTAAAAAATCCAGAGCCACTTCCTTTTTCACCCATATTTTGGTTGATAGTATTAATTAAAGCGTTTTTCCAATCTTCTTTCTTAAAACCTTCTTCGCCCTTGAATGCAAGCTCTCTATACTTTCTAAGCTCTATGTCGTGGAGTTTTTGAATAGCGTTTCTTTTTCCTTGAATGTTACCAATGTTTAATTCAAATTTTCTTAAAAGCTCTACATCCGAGGTGTGAAATTTGAAAAACAAGTCTGTATTAAATGGGTCTAACTGAAATCTTCCTTGTCCATCTATATCTATTTGCATACTAAAACCTTTTCCTTTTTTAGCTGCTTGTTTAAAACTTCCATTTACTATTCTTGCTTTCAAGAAAGGAATTTCTTGTTTATTCCCATACTCTATAGTTGTTACAACTCCTTCCTTTAGAGTTGAACCTTCTGGTAGTATTGTGTCTGTTCCCTTATATTTTCTAACTTTATCAACTTTCTTACCATATATATTTGTTTTTTGGAAAGTTCCTCTTCCCATTTTAAATTGTAACTCTTTACTTAACTTTCTTTTATCTTGTATGTCTTCCACTCTAACATAAGGCTGTGAACCTTCAGGTCTTTCCCAAAGTTGAGTTTTTTGTCTAACAATTAAATCTCTGTATGCAGCTTCTCTTTTAGCTGAGTCTGTCTCTGTGATACCTAGCTCGTCCATCATCTTTTGTCTTTTAAGGTTTCTTCCATATTTCAAAAAACCTCCTGGCAATGTTATAGCAGCTGTTAAACCTCCTGCAATAGCCAAATCCTGGAACTGAGGCAATCTTCCCTCGTATGCTATTGGAGATAAAGCTCCAAAAGTAAGACCTTCTCCTATAAACCCTGCCGCAGAGCTTCCTTTTCCTATTGGAGATATAAGCTTAGACATTCTACCGACTCCTCCAGCAAGACCAAGAGCTCCTCCTCTAAAAAAGTCTTTAGCGTCTGCACTCTTCATTACAGCTCCCAAAGCTTTTCCGTAATCCATATCTTTATATTTATCTAAATCAATATCAGAAGCAAGTATTTCATCTCTAGCATCTCTTGCTGCTTCATAAAGTCCGTCGTGAGCACCTAGTATAAATGCTTGCTGACCACCTATCTGAATAACGTCGTCAATAATAGATTTAGCTGCTTTTTCACTTAACCCACCTCTTTTTCGTAACATTGCAGCAGCTCTTTGAGCACTATTTCTGTTAGGACCTACAGCTACTTGAGCTGCAGCTTTTCCCGCTATACCTTTTACTGCTAGTTTACCTGCAAAAGCACCAGCTCCTGCTGTTGTTCCCATTAACAATAAATCTTCTTTAGAAGCAAAGAAAGATAAAAATCCTGCAGCAATATCTTTAACTGCGCTTCTTGGTGCTTCTGCTAGATTGTAATACTTCTTTCCTGTAACCATTTCGTGCATAATGCCGCCCAATGATTCATTGTAAGCTCTTTTATATAGCTCAGGAACAGAGTCCCAGAAAGCAGACCTATCTTCTTCTCTTTCAGGGCCTTTCTTTGGAGTGTCTCCCGTTGATGTGTAGCCTAGTAATCTTCTAGAAAATAATGAGTCTTGAAACTCTTCTTCTTTTGACTCTTCCTCAAAATCGAAAAATTCAGGTTCGTATGTACCTCCTGATTGACTTAATAGTTCTTCAAATTTTGTAGGCATAATTATTTATTTTTTTCTTAAAAATTGATTTATTATTTGACCCTGTTCGTTTTTGACATCTATTAAGTCATAATTTTTAAGAGGGTCTCTAGCATTAACAGCTTCTTGAAGTCTTCTTTCTAAGATTTTAATTGTCTTAGGGCTCTTTTCTAGAGACTTTTTTAAGGTCTGTAGTTCTTTTTTATATCCACTTAAAGTCTTTTTTTCCGATAAAACTCCATATTTATCCTGACCTGGAACTTCAAGAAAGGTGCTATGACCTAATGTGTATGTTTTATTTTCTTTAATAGCTGTCTCTAATTGTTTAATTCTACTTTTCCATTTTTCAACATCTTCTAAATGACCTCTTAATTGACTTGCTCTAACTTTTGATGCCAAACCTCTAGTGTTCGCAGGTCTATCTTTTTTTGATATATTATTTAAGTTTTCCGGAACGCTATCTATTACAGCTCTAGACTTTCTTAATGACTCTACTTCTTCGTCATTTAAAGTAATTCCCTTGCTTCTTTTTAAAATAAGTCTATCATATTCTCTATTTGCTTCTCTAAGAAAATCCATTTTACCTGACACCGACGATGAAACTTCTTCGTTTTTATCAAAAACTTCAACTTTTTTTTCAGGAGAAAGATTTTCAAAATTATCTAAATCTATTTCACTTTTACCTCCATCTTCATCTCCATCTTCATCTCCATCTCCTGGAGCTTCTTTAAATAGACCGCTAGCATTTATTGCCTCTTCACTAATTCCTTTTTCTAAAAGGTTCTTCTCTATTTCACTAGCTTTAACTTCTCCGCCCTTAACTAACCCAAGAGCAAGTCTAGAAATATGCTCATCTCTATTAAACCCAGTCATTGAATTAATAATCTCGCTAGCAGTATCCCAATTTCCTCCATACATATTTACAGTGTCATTTACATATTTCTTTGCAAACTCCTGTTCGCTTGTATACAAATCTGAAGATTGATATAACTTTGTAAGCTCTTGCTCTCTTCTTTTTAGTTGAGCCTCTGTAGCATCTGGTCCTAAGTATTGCAATTCAGTAGGAAGCTTTGCCTCAAATTCTTCTCTTTGAGACTCAGTTAAGTTTGCAAAACCAGACTTTTTTCCCAAAGTAGAAGAGTATAATTTAGAGTTTTTATCAAAGAACTCAAGCTCATTTCTATCAAAAGTAAGCATCGCAAAGTTTTGATTATCTTCGCCATCTTTTACTATTTGAAGATATTCAACTTTTTGTTTATCGCTTAAATCGCCCCATACTCCCATAACTGATTTACCGGCAGACAGAATTGAATCCGGGCTAGACATACTACTATTAAATACTCCTATTGCTGTATCGTAAGTGTTATTCGTAGTTCTAACCTTATCTATTTTAATCCTAGATGTTTCGCTTCCATAATCTTTATGGCTTAATCCCCACTTACCTGCCCAAAATAATCCATTTTGATACTCTGACTCAGCCTCTTCATATTTTCCTACCATCGCATAAGATGTAGCTTTTGAAAAGTGGTTAGATACTTTTTCATCTTTTCTATTACTTTCTTTTAACGCGTCTTGTTCAACTCCATATGTAAATTGTTTATTAAAATTTTCTTGTTGTTGCGCTCTAGCATCTAATGTATCTTGTCTTTGTTGAGCTCTGTCATCTCTATCCTGCTTATCTTTAATGATTCTAGGTAGAGTTTGATTTAAAAGTCTATCTACTGCTGTTTCTCCAGCGCTTCTTGGGTATAAAGGATTTCTAGCCATCTTCTCCGCTCTCCGATTGTTGTTGAAATTGATTGTATACGTCGTTGAATAGTTCCTGAAGTTGAGCTTGACTTAAATTACTGTGAGCTTTGTTAACAAAATCTTGATAAGCTGCAGCAGACAAATCTCCTAAATCTCCAAACTGAGCTTGGAAAGGAGTCATTTCTCCACTTGTTGATGAGTATCCCGTACCTCTTTGGACGTCAAACCAACTAGAAGGACCAGCGCCGTTATCGATTTGCTTTGTTGCGTCTGACTGCTCCAAGTTGAGTGCAATTCCAGCTTGCTTTCCTATAAAGTCTAACAATGTGCCTTCTAATGCTCCAGCTTTTTGTCCTATTGATTCTTCAAGTCCAGCATATCTTTGTTGAGTAGCTCTTCCTAATTCTCCGTATTTCTGTTCTCCAGATTCTCTTGTTAGGTCTCTCCTTCTTTGGCTTCTACCGCTTTTCAACCCTGTAGTGCTTTCTTCTGCCGTCATTCCTAGTAGTGTGTCCTGAAGGTTTCCTTGCAGACCTAATCTATTAGATTGATATTGCTGACCTATATCTTTAAATCCTCTTTCTTGCATTTGAGATAAAGCTGCTTGAGCTTCATTATATCCCTGAATATCAAAACTACCAAAATAATCTTCGTAATCTTCTCCATATCCAAATTGAGAAGCTGGATTTGATAAGTCATAATCTGACTGACCTATTCTGTTTAAAATATCTTGTACGCTTGAAAAGTTTGAGTTAAATTGACCTCCGTAAGAAGTAGGCCCATAGCTAGAGCTTCCGCCACCAGCTCCTCCGGTTCCTCCAGTTCCTCCAGTTCCTCCGGTTCCTCCAGGTATATCTCCGTCTGTACCTCCAGTTCCTCCGACGATTCCTCCACCTCCAGGTTTAATGACATCAGGGTCATTAAAATTGAAATTAGATGAACTAAATCCTCCAGGTTTTCCAAACATTTTTGGATTGTTTTGCATAAAACTTCCTTGCATTTGTTTTAATATATCGTCATACATTCCCATAATTATTCCTTATTATAAATTTCTTTTTAAGTTTTTTGATAACTCTAAAACTTTTTTCATTCTTTCATCTTCTGCAAGCCCATCTCTAGTCATAAACCCATCAGCTAAAGTCCCTTTCTGAATATCAAAGAGTAACTCTAAAGGGTTGTCACCTCTCCAATCAATATTCGGGCTTCCAACGACTCTATTCTGAACATTTTCACCAACTCTACCTTTAAATAAATTTTTTCCAAAACCAGATTTTTTTCCTCTTAAATCCATTATTTTGTTTTCAGCTCCTCTTCTTAGCTTTCCGCTACCTATGCCCATATCTCCTAACATATTTGATGTGCCAAAGATGTTAACAGCGTCGCCAAAAGCATTTGCCCAGTCTGCGAAACCTTGACCTTTTCTAGAGTCTTCAAAAAATTGATTTGTTGAAGCAATGTTTTTGCCGTGGTCTATTCTTGCTTGGCCGTGAAACTTTCCTCCAGGAAGGCTAGATTTAATGCTCTCTGCATAAGGTTCTACTGAGCGCCTTCCAAGACCTGAAGCTGCTCCTCCTATTAAAGCTCCTCCAAGAGGACCTAGTCCAGTAAAAGATAAAGCGGTTCCAAGTAAAGTTCCCAACAGACCTCTCTTACTTCTCTTTCTTTGTTTTCTAGCAATCTCTCTCTCTGCTTGCTCTACTTTGTCGTAATAATCTGACCTTGCAGCCTCTAAGTCTTGAGACTCTTGCTCTACGTCAGTACCAAGAGAAGCTCTGTCTAAAGAACTTTCAAGATTCTGTTCTGATTCTAATTGTGAGATAAGTTGTGAGAAACTTGCCATTATAATTTTCCTTCTGTTAAATGTAAAAAATGTTCGACACTACCAGCACCATCTGCTGTATTATAGTGTTCTTTCCAATATTTTGCTAATCCTTCTGGACTATTTTCAATGCTTTCTGGTACGCGCCAGTACTTAATTCGACAATGCAAGATACCAGCGGCAATATTAGTACGAAGAATCCAGTCCCAATTATCAAGCTGAGGGTCAATAAAGTGATAAGGGTCAATGTTAAGAATATCTGCAGCCCTTTGCATAAGTTCAGGGCGAGCTGATATAAAGTTTTTACAGTTGTCCACAGCTGTTTCTGGCTCAACTTGCCAGAAGCTCTTTGCAGGCCCTGGTCCAATTTGTTCAATGTATTCGTACTTGCTTTCCACAAGTCCAGTTGCGTAGACAATATCCAAAGCTTCTTTTTTCGCATATTTTTCTCCTAGCTGAACACAAACATCTCTGATTAAATCTTTTATCTGATTGTTATTTACGCCCATCGTATCTCCTGTTATTGAAAGCAAGAATACTACAAATATAATTTGTATGCACTTCACCATCATAAAATAATAAAGTTTTGTCGTCTATGTCAAGTAAATATTTCATATTATCATTTCAATATCAAGGTTTCGCCGTCTGGAGCAACTTCAAATTCTCCTCCTATAACATTAGAATCTCCTGAAGCAGGAACAGACCCATAGAACTTTTTACCAGTACCAGCTCTAACTCCTCCTTCAAAAATTTTAATAGCGTCTCTTGAAGGTTTCTTAACATCAGAGTTTTTAGCAAATGTCTTTAATTCTTTTTGTTCTGCCGGTCCTTTTTGTTGAACGAACTCTAGTTCAAACATTTTACCAAATTCTTTTCTAACAACTTTAAGTCTTCCGTTATGATACTGTATAACTTCTTCTCCGTTCTTCATCTCAGATTTAGATACAGCTCCACGTTTCACTTGCTTGTTAGTTCCTGCTATTCTTCTACCTTTGGTCAGTGACATTATCTTTGTCCTTTCGCTCTTAGTATTATAGATAAATCTTGTAGCTCAAATGTAGCACTTACATCTCCAGAAGCTTGAAGTTGTATTGACTTACCACCTCTACTTCCAGAGGATATTAAAAACTCTTCTGTTCCCATAGATGTCGCATTCAAAGCGTTTGCATTTCCAGTGTCTGTGAATATATCTGAAGGGCTTGCTCCGTTCAAACCTCCAGCTAGTACAGCCGCGTTTCCATCTTCGTATGTAGCATATACAGAATAAAATCTTTTATCTACAGAAGGTAATTGAAAATCTACTTCTTTTGTTTTTATATCTATAGTCTGCGCTGCAGGAGCAGGGTCATATCTTTTAAATGTACCACTATCTGCCAAACAAACCAGCTCTTCTCCATATACTACAAAATTAGTAATTTTATCTCCTTCTAAAACGCTAGTGCTATTTATATTAACTATAGATTGTGTTTGTATATCATATAAGTACCCTACTGGAGTTACGTCGTTAGTATCTCCAACAACTAGAATTTGATTTTTCTTAGGAATAAAACCGACAACCGCTGTTGCTGCAGTTATATTTGTTTGCCAAGTTGTGTCATCTATTGTAGAAGACAGTTTTTGTATTTTGTCTGAGTAGCTAAACATTCCGTGTTCATTTACCCAAACTAAACCTAAATCTGATTTACATACGGCTCCAGGAGAATGAACTCCTCTGTTTTCTAATTCTGCTTCTACATACCAACCAGCATCAGAACCTGAAGCTATATTAATTACAAATAATTTTTCTTTTTTGAATACAAACAACTTATCTTGAAACTCTGCTAACTTAACAATCTCGTCTCCGTCATTCGTTCCAATATCTAAATAAAAACTTTGTGGAAATAGGTCATACTTTCTTACGGGAGTATATTGTATTCTATCTCCCATAACTTTTGTTCTACCTTCAGAGTCTACGTAATCTACATTTCCAACAAAAGCTCTTTGATTAGCTACAACCGCAGTTTTATATCCATATGCCGTATTCCCATTAAATGATATTTCTTTTTCTTCAGAAGAATATCCATTAATAGTAGCATAAGTATCAAGTCCTGGTTGTTTAATAGCATAGGCTCTATTGTCTGCGTTTACATTCTTAGCATCATTAGTAACGTCAAAACCGCTACCGTCTACAAGAGCGTCAAAGTCGTCTGCTAAAGATATTCTAGAACCTTGTTCAAAATCTATATCTAATAATAAAGTAAACTCATCATCAGGATTATTAATATCTCTTAAGTATATTCTCATTCCTTGTATTTCAGCTAGCTTAACATCTCCGTCTCCTATAGAAACACTAATGTTTGGAAACTGTCCATCTGTCAATGTAATAGTTCCGTCTGCTGATATATTTGTCAATCCTGTAGATATTTTAGATTCTTGATTGCCATAATATACATAACTAACTCCAAAAGTATAAGTACTTGCAGGCCATAATCCATCTGTTCCACTAGGTAGTGTCTGTACTAGAAAGTCAGAACTAGGATTTTCTCCGTCTTCTGCTCCACTAGCTGCAGCCACACAATCTTTAGCGTCACTGTCTTCAAAATCTGCATTTACAGGTCCAGCAAATCCATCGTTAATTAAATCCATTCTTTCTGTAAGAGCTGCATATCCATTTGCACTCCTTACCAATCTTTGTAAAGCTACAGTCTCAGAAGCGTTGCCTAATACAGAATCTGCTATTCTCAATCCGCCGTCTGCATAATAAAATACTGGCTTACAAGTAGAAACACTACCTAAGTCAGTACTATGCCACGCCGCTAAAGCATTTGATGTCGGACCAACATAAACTTCTGCATCTCCATTTACATAAACTAAATGTTCTCCAGTGGTTGTTGTTCCACTAGCTTCTGGAGGACCATCTACATTAATTTTAAATAGCCCATATCCCGGTTGATGATTATCTACATTGCTAGTTATTGAAGTTGACAAATTCTTAAACTCTCCAAGAGTTCTTATTCTTCCAACAGAGCTTACGTCTACGTTAGTAGCTTCAGCAAGAAAGTTGTCGCCAATATCTCTTGCCGAATCTCTATTGTTTAACCCGCCTTCAAATCTATTTATTGGTACTGAAACTTTAGGCACTTCTTTTCACCTTTTCAAAACTACGCATTCCTCCGAGACCAAGCATCCCAAGTAATACTGTTGTTAACGTTCCCATATCAAATGTTGGCAATACTACTTCATTACCAACACTATATAATATAAAGGTTAGTAAAGGTTGTAATATGTAATGATATGCCATTGCTGAAGCACAAATCCAGCCAGTAAAGGGCCTCCAGCCCGCTACAAACATAGACGTATGTCCAGCTTCTACTTTATTTACTTCCATTTGAGCTTTATTAATTTCTGCAATTAATTCAGCTTTCTCTTGTTTGTCTAAAGTAAACTTGTCTACGTGACCAGCTACTTTATCAATTATGTTTGTTACTAAATCTAGCTTAGGCATTATTTCAAACCTTGCCATTTAACGCAATCGCATCCATTCAAGCATCCGCCGTACTTACATACAGCCCAATGAATAGCTAATCCACATAACATTCCTATCATAAATATTTTCATCTTTATCTCCTTCTTCCTCTTCTTCTTTGTTTTACTGGTGTTCTTTCATCTCTAAAACCTGCAAATTGGTCTATAAAGTCATTTATGGTTTGACCTTCTTCTAAATCTACTGGAAAATATTCGTCTAAATGTGAAACATCTTGTCCTAGCAAAGCCTTAACCATATCTGTTCTGTTGGAAAAATTTAACTTAGTTCTGCTATGACCAAAATCCGTTGACTTTCCTGTTCCTCCGTGATAATAGGTTGTGTCTTGCTCTGGGCTAACATATCCAAACACTCCTTTAGTGTCATAGTATTCTCTTCCCTTATTTTTTCCTTCTAGCAAATTTTTTAATGTCATTTGATAGGCTTCAGCTGACCCGCCTCCTAAAAGCTCACCAAGATATTGTTTTTCTCCACCTATATCAGAATATATTTTACCTCCTACTATATCTGCTTTTAGCTCATCAGAAACCGAACTTTTATCTCCAAAGGTCTCTATAATTCCATCGGAAAAATAATCTCTTAATGTCTTCTTTTTGTCTTGCTGCATAATAATCTCCTTAATATATTAACCAATTAAATCCAACTTTGGACTCATAACTTTGAACGTCATACATATTAAAATAACGACCTTCTAAAAATATTCCAAACTTGTTACTTATTTTCCAACCATAAACCAATCCTAAATCATAGTCCATTCCATTTTCTGCTACTTCATAATTAAATGAATAGTCAGACATACCTTTTGTTACTGGGTATGCTGTGGTCCAAAAGTGAAACCAATTCTTAGGTGTATATTTATAATAATCAGTACCTACTGATAAACTTAGTTCGTTTTGGTAACCAAGCTCTTTTGCATACTCTTCATTATACTCTCTAACAATTCTTCCATAAATTTGTTTATAGAACATATCATCTGTGTTAGCTACAATGTTTCCTTCAGCATCATACCATAAGTAATCATAGTATTCATATCCATATTGAGTGAATTGTTGTGCAAGTTCATCTGTATATCCGTAGAAATAAGCAAACTCCCAGAAAGGTGTGAACTCACTAATATCAATTCCTTGTTCATTCCACCATAAATCAATAGGTAGGAAATCTAAATATGCTGGATGTGAACGACCTGCAACTCCTAATGATAATGCAAGATTACCAAGGTCTTTCTTGTATCTCATATCTACAGCTGCAAACTCTACATCTTCTAATCCACGATAATCGTAGTTAGCTTTTCCAATAAAATGGTCACCCATATATCTCAACATAAATTGTTTATTTGTAAACTCTTCTCCAAACTCTTTATGGTCTGAGTATTCAATAACATATTCCCATCCAGTAGGAACATTTCCAATAGATGCGTTTTCATTAATGCTAGACTCTGTACCTGAATACCAAACTTCGCTTTTGTTCTCATATCCGAACCTGGCTAGCTTACGAATACCAAAGGTCATAACTGTATGGTCATCTAACTCTTCTTTTAACTCTTGTAACCGACCACCAGATACTTGATATTGTAACTCTTTTGTTACTGGACTACTAAAATTATAAGCTCCATATATTGTACTAAACTTAAAAAAATCTTGTGCATATATTGAACCTAACAATAATAAACTACATAGTAATTTTCTCATTGAAATCTCCTTAACATTATTTCATCTATCTCTTCGTTT